GCTTAAGAGATGAGATGGCGGAAGCGATTGAGGGAACAATCAACGTAGAAGCCCATACATACGAAGTTGACGCAAAGGACAGCGCCGACGCCATCCTAGCCCTTCTAAGAGAGCGGATAACGCTTGAGCCTATGGGGCCTTGGACTGGGTGGAGCGATGAGAAATACGCCGCATACAAACTAGGACACGAAGATTGCCGCAACACCATCATGGCTATACTAGAGGGGAAGTAACATTAGACACTTTGATCAAAGATGTAAGGAGCGCGGCATAACCACGACAGACATAAACCTTTTGTTTCACGGCATCCAATGGGCTATAAACAGAGGGCGTGACGATCTGATTGAAAAGGTGCTGCAAACTGACAAAGGCAGGTATTGGCGGTTTCGCTGCCCAGATGGTATTTTCTATGCATTCACTGCACTAGATAACGGAAGACCACAGACGGTTCTAACGCAAGATATGTTTCGAAAAAAGAAATGGTCGGCAAAGATGAAAAAGCGCAGAAAGGGCAACCGCACTAGACTAAAGTGCAACTAGCTGTTACATTATAACCCGTAACAGGCGGGAAGCCTCACAAGACGGGAAGTCGCAATATGCCTTTAACCGCAAAGCAAGAGCGCTTTGTCGCGGAGTACCTAATTGACCTGAATGCAACTCAGGCGGCTATTAGGGCAGGGTATAGCGAAAAAACAGCCAAAGAGATCGGCTGTGAGAACTTGACCAAACCTAACATTGCCGACGCGATTGCTAAAGCTAAAGCTAAGCGGCAAGACAGAACCGAAATCACACAAGATAGAGTATTGGAAGAGCTGGCAAAAGTCGGGTTCTCGGATATACGAAAAGCACTCACCCCAACAGGCGGATTAGTAAGCACTCAAGATTGGGAAGATGAGTTTGCGGGTGCTATTTCTTCACTGGAAGTAGTCCAGAGGCCAAGCGGCGAATATGACGATGACGGGAAGCCCATCTATGAGAACGTCCATAAGTTCCGTATGTGGGATAAGATGAGCGCTCTTGAGAAGATGGGTAAGCATTTAGGCATGTTCAAAGAGGACGCCACTATAACGCATAAGGTGGAACCGTTCACCGGCTTCGAGATCGAAGATGCAAAGAAACCCGATTAAGGTTACTCTAACAAAGCCTCAAAAGAAGCTGGTTAAGTCTACATCTAAGCACCCTTTATTTGTGGCTGGGTTTGGGTCCGGCAAATCGCAAGCCATGTGCATATCTGCAATGGGTGACGCGGCTCACTCTGCATCTGCACTCATAGGACTTTACGCCCCAACATATGACCTCGTAAGGCTTATCATTGGGCCTCGCATGTCTGAGGTGCTTCACCAGCAAGGCATCCCTCACAAGTGGAACAAGCAGGAAAACATCATATACACCAGCTATCCGCGCTTCGGTGATTTTGTCATGCGAACAATGGATAACCCAGAGCGCATTGTTGGGTATGAAACGTACCGTGCGCATGCTGACGAGATAGATACCCTCAAGAAAGATAAGGCAGAGCTTGCGTGGAATAAAATCATCGCACGTAATCGACAGAGGCCAGATGGCATTAAGGCGGTTTTCAATCGCGTCTCAGCATACACAACGCCAGAGGGCTTTAAGTTTGCCTATGATCGATGGGTAAGGAATGCCAATGAAAACTACGAGGTAATTCAGGCGTCAACTTACTCAAACCCATACCTGCCCGAAGATTACATTGACACGCTAAGGGCGACATACCCGAAGGAACTGATTGACGCTTATATCGAGGGGCGGTTTGTCAACCTCACAAGCGGCGTGGTTTACCGCAACTATTCACGCGAGGCTTGCCGGTCCAACGAAACGATCAAAGACAAAGAGCCTATTCACGTGGGGCAGGATTTTAACGTGGGTGAGATGGCATCTGTTATCTTTGTCGAGCGCGATAACGGGTTCCATGCGGTGCAAGAGCTTACGGGTATCATGGACACGCCCGCACTGATTGAGACGCTGAAGGAAAAACACCCAGATCGGCGAATCTACATCTATCCAGATGCAAGCGGCGGAAGTCGTAAAACGGTGAACGCCAGTACTTCAGACATCAACCTCCTGAAGGCAGCGGGGTTCACTGTTAGGGTACGGCCAGCAAATCCAGCGGTTAAGGATAGAATTTTGTCTGTGAATAGTGCATATTCTAAGAAACGACTATGGGTGAACGATACCGCGTGCCCGCGCTTTGCTGAAAGCCAAGAGCAACAAGCTTATGACAAGAACGGTGAGCCGGACAAGACAACGGGGCACGACCACCTTAACGACGGTGCGGGATACTGCATCTATTGGAATATGCCGGTCAAGAAGCCATCGGCCAAATCAAGGGAATTGATCCTATGACTAAAGTTGCGGATAGATCGGCGGAAGTGTCGGCAATGGTTGAGGCGGCGGAAACGGGCCGCGCTCTAATGGGCGGAACAAAGGCCATGCGACAGGCCGGTGAAAAGTTCCTTCCTAAGTTCGAGAAGGAAACAAACAAGGCATACGACGCCCGCAAGAAATCATCGTGGCTTTTCAATGGCTATCGCAAGACCGTTCGGGATATGACGGGCCGTGTTTTTGATAAGTCGATTGAGCTTGGTTCTGATATGGGTAGCACGTTTGACGATTGGGTAAGTAATATTGACTTGCAGGGGCGCGACCTAAGCCAGTTTGCGCGCGAGGTATTCAGTGACGGTATGTCTGGCTCTGGTATCAGCTATGTGATGGTTGATGCGCCGCGCCGTGAGGGCGATGTAAGCAAGGCGCAAGCACAAGCGCAGAACCTACGGCCCTACATGTCCCATCTCAAGGTTGAGCAAGTTCTAGGCTGGCGGACATACGTTAAAGATAACGTAACTAAGCTGGCCCAATTCCGCATTATGGAAAGCGTAACCGCGCCCGACCCTAAAGATGAATTTGCAGATATTGAGATTGAACAGGTTCGTGTTCTTGAGGTTAACGAATCCGGCCTTGTAAATGTGCGGCTGTTCCAGAGGGAAGGCAAAGAAGACAAATGGGTTGAAGTTGACCAGTACCCTACAGACCTAACAGAGATCATGGTTATGCCCTTCTATGCTAACCGCAAGGCGTTCTTCACTGGTGAGCCGGTCCTTGATGACCTAGCAGACGTGAACGTTGCTCATTGGCAGTCTCAAAGCGACCAGCGCAATATCTTGCACGTGGCGCGGGTTCCTATCTTGCATGGGAAAGGCTTCGGGGAAAAAGAAGATATCACAATCGGGTCTAATCAGGCCGTAATGAGTGAAGACCCCAACTCAGACCTGAAATGGGTAGAACATACCGGAAAGGCTATAGATGCAGGACGCCAAGACCTTAAAGACCTTGAGTTCCAAATGGAAACGCACGGGCTTCAGTTATTGGTGCAGAAAGGCAATCAGTCGGCGACGGGCGAAGCTCTTGATGCGGCGAAAGAGACCTCGCAACTAAGCATGATGGCGGACGCGCTAAAGGATTGCCTAGAGCAAGCATTGGCTTGGATGGCTGAGATTGCAAACGAGACACTACCTGCGGACGGGGCAACGGTTACGGTTAACAAAGACTTTGGCGTAAGCATGGTCACGCCGCAGCTATTCACAGCGCTATTGGGAGCGGTAAACACGGGCAACCTAAGCCGCGAGACATTCCTAACGATCTTGAGGGACGGACGCATTCCTGATGATCTAAACATTGATTTGGAGATGGGCCGGATTGAAGCCGATGATGAAGCATCTTTAGAGGGTGATTTGAATGGCGTCGGTTAACGACCTCATAGCAGACGGCCAAGTCTCTCACTCAATTGGATTGCAGAGGCTAGGCACGTCAACAACGCGCAAGGTGATAGCATTGCTTGAAAAGGCAATTGTGCGCATTTCAGAGCGCTTGCTATCTGACGAGCTAACAGACTTAGGGCGGCGCAGGCAGGAAAAGCTATTACGCGACCTACAGGGCATTATTGACAGCGCATACACCGACATTACAGGGCAGTTGCGCTTGGACCTTGAGGGGTTGGCTAAGTATGAGGGCGAGTATCAGCTAGACCTTATCAATCGGTCTGTTGGCGTTGATCTTGGCTTTACCATGCCTTCAGAGGATCAGCTTGTTGCTGTGGTAAATTCTAGGCCATTTCAGGGGCGGTTGCTCAAGGAGTGGGGGCAAGACCTATCGGCGACCACATTCCGGCGCGTGCGTGACGCTGTGAGGCTTGGTATTGTTGAGCAACGGACAACGGCGGAAATCATTAGGGAATTGCGCGGCACTCGAAAGCAGGGCTTCAAGGATGGCCTATTGCAGATCGATAAGCGCCATGCCGAAGCAGTCGTGCGGACAGCCGTAAACCATACAGCGACAGCCGCCCGCGAGCGTTTGTATAGCCGGAATAAGAAGTTGATCAAGGGGCAACAGGTTCTTGCTACGCTGGATTCTCGCACGTCAAATATTTGTATGGCCGCAGATGGTCGCGTTGCTACTGGTGAGGGTTACAGCAAGTCAGACTTTCCCAAGAAAACGCGCTATTTGGCTGACATGCCGAACTTGACGAATGAAAGCAGACCTCCATTTCACATCAATTGCAGATCGGTGATGACGCCAATTCTGCGCTCATTAACGGAAATGGGCCTGAAAGAAGTGAAGGGTACCCGTGCCAGCATAGATGGACAGGTGCCAGCGGATTTGACCTATGAAGAATGGTTGCGCAAGAAGCCAGCCAAGTTTCAAGATGAGGTTCTAGGCAAGGCCAAGGGCAAGCTATTCAGGCAAGGGGATGTTTCACTTGACCGTTTCGTTGCACGTGATGGCGATGAAATGACGCTTGACGAACTGAAAGTAAGCGAGCGCAGCGCTTGGAATAAGGTTTTTGCCTAATCGGCGTATTGTGATATTATAACACTACATCGGGCGGGAAGCCCACAACAGCGGGAAGCTACACAATGGAAATCAAACTAGATTCAATCGATGGCCTGCCAGAAGGCTTGGGAGAAGTTGTTAAGGAGGTAGATGGGGCACACGTCTTGGACTTGTCTCAAGTCGTCACTATTGGCAAGTACCAAGGCAAGGATAGCGCCCTGAGCAATGAGCGGGCAAAGCTTGAAGAGTGGACAAAGGCGTTTGGTAAAGACCCTAGCGCTGTTTCTGCGCAGATTGATGAACTGAAGTCGTCTAAGCCTAAAGGCAAGACCGACGATGATGTTGCGGCCATGATTGAGCAGGCGACAAAGCCCCTTCAAGACAAGCTGGACGCCAGCACAAAGCAGCTAGGCGCGTTGCGCGGTAAAAGCACATCGCAGGAGATTAGCGTAGAGCTAGCCAAGGCGGGCGTATTGCCAGAGGCTCTTGACATGGTTGCAAATTTCGCAACATCGCGTATTGTGTACGCAGACGACGGATCTATGCAAGTCCGAACCAGCGACGGGAAGCCAATGGTTGGGACAGGCGAGAACCACACGGCAACAATTTCTGACCTTGTGTCGGACCTTGTAAAGACCATGCCCTTTGCCGTTAAAGACGGTGGGCAAGGCGGCGGCGGGAAGCCACCAAACAACGGCGGGAAGCCACAATCCAAAACAGCAACGCGTGCAGAGTTTGACGGAATGTCTAATTTTGAGCGCATGAAATTTAGTAAATCAGGCGGTAAAGTCGTAGACTCCGCATAATTAAAGTGAGGTTTAATCTAGCCATGACCATCGTCGGCGCAAAACAATATCGGATATGGTCGACTGATCGACCCCGTATCGCTTTGCAAGCGCGGGCTGTGTCATGGATGGGTATAGCTGACGTATCGTCAAAACGTCTTGCTCGGTCAACTTTGACCGTCCTTGGCGTTCTCCGCGATTCGTGGTGCCATGCCTTATCCTGTCGTGCTGGTTTTCCTTTTTTGTCGCCCATCGTAAATGGTTTGGGTTTACGCAACCTGCGTGCCCATTTCCGCATGAATGGGCTGCTTCATGCTTCGGAGATGGAGGGTCGCCATGCGCAGCTATGCACATAGCACGACTTGCGGTCATTTTTGTTCCCTTGTAGTCGGGCCAATTGACGCGACCGTACCCATTTCTGCATTTTGCAAACGGCCATTGAAGGCAACCATCGCCCTCATATGTCGAGTGCTGCCGTATCCATCTCGGCAAACTACCCTTCTTGGGTTTCATCTTGGTTATCCCTCTAGCTGGCTTCAATACTCAGTTAGGTTAACAGGTAGCCATAAATCAGGCAAGGCTCATTAAGGAGTAATTAAATGAGTAATGTTTTAACAGACCTAGCGGCAGACATCTTCAAGGCCGCTGATGTAGTTGGCCGGGAAGTCGTTGGCTTTATCCCGTCCGTAACCATTAACGCAGGCTCCGAAGAGGCCGCGCAGGGTGATACTGTACGTTCACACGCGACTCGCAAAGCGACCGTTAATTCTTCCGCAACGCCTTCCATGGCCATTCCAGAGGGCGACGATCAAACGGTTGATAACAAGACCATGACCGTCAGCCAGATTGCGTCTGTTCGCATTCCTTGGACCGGCGAAGACATGAAGCATGTTAACAACGGCTCTGGCTTCGAAACCATCTATGGTGATCAGATCGCGCAGGCGTTCCGTGGCATTGCAAACGCAGTTGAGAGCCGCGTTGCTACTGTTGCTTATCAGGGCGCATCCCGCGCGGTTGGTACGGCTGGCACTACGCCATTCGCGTCTAACCACAATATCGTGAACGAAGCGCGCCAAATTCTGATCGACAACGGCATGCCGGTCACAGATGGTAACGTGTCTATGGTTATGTCCACTACTGCGGGCACAAACATGCGTAACCTGTCTAACCTGTATAAGGTTAACGAGGCCGGTGAAGCGTCATTGCTGCGCCAAGGCGTTTTGCAGGACATCTCAAGCGTTATGATGCGTGAATCTGCGCAGGTTGTTGCGCACACCAAAGGCACCGGCACAGGCTATCTTGTGAATGGTGCGGGCGCGGTTGATGATACAACCATTACAGCGGATACTGGTTCCGGCACATTGCTGGCGGGTGACGTTGTTTCCTTCGCCGCTGACACTGACAACAAGTTCGTTGCTAACACGGCGCTTGCTGGTGGTGACTTCACAATTGGTGACCCGGGACTGCGCGCTGCTATTGCGGACAACAACGCAATCACAATCGGCAACAGCTACACAGCAAACTTGATGCTGCACCGTTCTGCGGTTGAGTTGGCTATGCGCCCACTTGCCAAGCCTAACGGCGGTGACGCGGCAGTTGACGAGATGATTGTTCAAGATCCTCATTCCGGTCTTGTATTCCGCATCTCTGCCTACAAAGGCTACAACAAAGCGATGTTTGACATCACGGCGTTGTATGATGCGAAGGTCTGGAACTCAGACGCCATTGCGACCGTAATGGGCTAAGTTCTCTGAGGGGCTGGGAAACTGGCCCCTTTCATGAGCTTAGATGATACCATGACAAAGGATGATACCATGACAAAGCTAGTTAAGATGGTTCGTGAAGATGGTAAGGGAGCTGACGTTCACCCCGACATGGTGGATGAATATATCAAGGGCGGCTATGTCGAAGGCGAGGCGAAAGAGCCAATCACGCGCGAAAGCATCGCGTCTATGGCAAAGCCTGACGTTTTGGATCTGCTAGACCTTCACGGCGTTGCAGATGCTAAGGGCGGCGTTAAGGCGCTGCGTGAACAGTTAACTAATATCATGTTTGTAGGTGGCTAATGGCACTCGATACCACAGTTGGTGGCGCTTCTTCGGATAGCTATGTAGATGCAAGCACTTATGAGGCTTATATCGTCGCGAATATTGATCTAAATTTTAACGGCGTTGGGCAAACAAGCAAGCATGAAATGAATTTGAGGCGCGCCGCGCAATGGTTGGATCGTAAATATAAGTTTGTTGGTATGCAGCAGTACCAGACGCAAAGCCGCGCATGGCCGCGCCTAACGGATGTTTTGGTCGATGGATGGCCAATTGATCCCGACACAGTTCCTCAAGACATCAAGGATGCCCAGTGTGAGCTTGCGTATTTGTTTGAAGAAAAGAGTATTGACCCAACAACTACAATTGAAGGTGTTGTAAAGGTTGCACGCTCCAAGGCTGGGCCTGTGGAAACAGAAACTGAATATCAAGGTGGAAAGTCTACACCGCGCTTAGTGGCGGTTGAGGGGCTTCTACAGCCATATTTAGCGGCTGGGTCTGGTCAGGTTGGGTTGCATCGCTCATGAGTACAACCGTTGCAAATATCGCCAAGGCCGCAATGGATAACGTAAGCGCTGCAATCACAGACGCCATTCTTGACGTGACCCTGACATGGGAACCGCAGGGCGCTTATAACTTTGACACTGGCGAGTATGCAACAACCACAGGCACAGACACAGGCCGCGCGGTGATCGATACCGTCAAGCCTATGACTGATATTTTCCCCGACTACACCGTTGGGCCGGGTGACGAGCTTGTGTTTCTTGAGGGCCTAACGACTGCACCGCAGGAAGGTTATACTATAACATCAGGTGCAACAGAGTGGCACATTCGGCAAGTGCAAGACATTGTTGGCGCGGGTTCAATCTTCTATGTGATCGCAAGGAAGGTGCTGTAATGGCGGGCGAGGCTAAGAAATTCGAATTGCAGCTTAATCAAGAATGGCTTGCCGCGCAGGAGGACATTCACGAGGCCGTTGAGTTGATTGGGCTTGAGGCGTTCAAGCGCATTGTTGAAAAGTCGCCAGTTGATACGGGGCGATTTCGTGGCAACTGGAACGCGGATATCGGCACCATGAACGAGGCTACAACCGAAAATACAGATAAGGACGGAGCCGCCACGATGGCACGCGCGGCGACCGCTTTGAGTGAATATTCGTCGAAGGATAATTACCCAGATATTAACATCACAAATGGCCTGCCTTATTCTCAAGTTCTAGAGGATGGGTGGCCGCAAATCGGTTGGCATGGTGGCCTTACTGGTTCGCCGCAAGCACCAAACGGCATGGTTGCTTTAACCATTACCGAGATTGAGGCCATGTTTGACGGGTATGAAGTATGAACGGCTACCAAAATGAACGCAAAGCAATTGAGACCTACTTCAATGCACAGTGGGCCGCGACAACGCCTATTGGGTTTGATGGACAGACGTTCACGCCTGAGGCTGACAGCGTGCAATTAACCATTCAATCAGGCGCAGTTTTGCAAGGGTCAATCGGGCGAACCGCAAACCGCAAAGATCATATGGGAAATTTGACTGTTTCCATATATACTGATGGCGATAAAGGCTCTAGTGCATGGCGTGGCTATGCTGAAACAATCATCGGGTTTCTTATGGATAAGACGCTTGATGATGCGGGGGCAGTTATCGCCACCACGGCGGATGCGTTCTTGCGCTTTTCGCCACCAACTCAAACAGGGATAATGCATCCCTATGTATCGGCAAGCTTTAAGGCGGCACCGTTTACACAAACCAACATTATAGCGCCATTCAAGCGTTATTCATTTAGCTAGGAGGCCACCATGGCTGGTTCTGCATCTTCACAGCTTCGCTCCGCATATGTTGCAGAGTCAACAGCGGGCACAATTCCAAGTACGCCATCATTCACCACGTTGCACCAGCGCGCGGATATGAAGGCAACGCCAGCGGTTATTGAACACCGCAGCCAAGTATCTCAGGGCGCGCGCCTTGGTAACGGCATTAGCGAGATCGACGTGACAGGAGAGATTGCGGAAACGCCGCTTGTCTATGGCGTCTATGATGACCTGCTTGCAACGCTCCTTCAAGGCGCATGGTCCAGCGATAACCTTGATGACGCCAAGACAGTAACAACCGTATCTATTGAAAATACCATCCCAGCGGGCGATGGTGGCACAAACACGATGATGCGCTATCGCGGCGTTGAGGCTATCAGCGGTTCTATCAACCTTGCATCACGTTCGGCGGCGACAATCGCGCTTACATTGGCGGGGCGCGGCTCTGATGATGCTACAACCACAGCAATTACCGGAGCGACCTATACAGACCCAACGGAAGCCGACCCGCTTTCTTCTGGTGCGGACGTTGGGACAATTGCTTTCTCAGGCTACACGCTGGATTGCATGCAGTCCCTTGAGATCGCCTTTAACCTTGAAAGCCGTGACCCGCAGCCGAAGATTTCCAGCGATGACCTTTGCGGCATTACGCGGGGTGATTTCCTGCCGGTGCTAACTGCCAACATGTACCTAGAGGACAACTTCCTAGCGATTTACAACGCGGTACGGGATCGCACGAATAGCTCGTTCTCTGTGACCGTCCCTATCGGTTCTGTGAGTGGCGAGAAGTACACCCTTGTTTTCCCAAGCTGCCATTTTGGTTCTGGCGATTTGGACTTTAGCGGTGCGAACGCAATGCAAGAGGTCCAGATTTTGCCACAGTATGACACGGCGACAGATCGTGTGCTTCGCATTACGCGGGCTGTAAGCTAATGCGTAAGGTCATCAAGGCATTTATTGGCGTTGTTGATGGGGTGGAGGTAAAATTCCGCCCCAAAGACGATGTGACCGAGGCGCAGATTAAAGAGATGGGGCTAGACAATAAGCCTGATTTAATTGAAGGGAAACCGAATGGCTCTAAAGCTAAAAAAACGGGCGCTGCCAAGCGTAAAGTTTGAGCGGGATAATCTGCCCGTTGAGCTTGCGGATGAAGGCGCTGAAGCGTGTTTTATCAAAATCGAAGCGCGTGCGGCAGGGCCTATTAATCCAGAATATGTTTCGGCGATTGAGGACGTTTCCCTAAATATCCGAGTCATGCGGGCCAAGTCTGAGGCTAAAGATGATCCAGAGGATCGCGTAAGGTTTGAGGACAAAGGTGTCCGAGAGGCTATGCGGCAGCGCTGTGCGGCGCTGTATGATTCTTGCGTTATCTCATGGGAAACCAACGTGGCTGATGCAGGCACGGACAAGCCAATCGCCCCAAATCGCGATAACTTCCTAGCCTTGTTTGATGTGCGCATTCCAGAAATTGCCGACGCTTTGTCAGAGTTTGAAAGAGAGTGCGTTGAAGCCGGTCAGATCATCGCAGACGAAGACGAGGAAACGGGAAAAAACTAACAGAGGCGCTTCTATTTAGGCTGACGTATTCACAGGATGACATCGAATACTTACAGCACAAAGGAGCGCCACAAGTTCAGAATGTACCTGATATTCCAAGCATCTTTTATTGGCGGGCATACATGGCGTTAAGGGGCGAGATGAGCGGGGGCTTGGATATAACAGCTATACCAATTTCGTCTATTTTGTCTTATGCTGAACATGCAGGCGTAAATTGCCCTGTAGGTCGTCAAAGGTTAATCAATATGATTGGCCGAATGTCAGAAACGGAACGAAGCTATGGCAACTCTAAATCTCAAGCTTGATCCTTCTGGAATTAAGTCTAACGCGCAGATTGCGGAGGATAGCCTAGAGGACGTTGCGGCGCAGGCTCACAAGACTGAAAGCGCTTTGGACCGGATGGTTAAGCAAACCACGGGCGGGCTTTCTGGTCTTTCATCCCAATTAGGTGTAGCCGCTAAATCATCTAAGGCCTTCAAGGTTTCGGCGACAAGTGCAACAGCCCCTGTCAACAGGTTGGGTGCAGGGATAGATGGCCTTGGCAAGGAAATAGCAGACACCGCGCGAGAATCTAATTTACTACAACAAGAGCTTGATGAGACTAGGGCTAAATTCGATCCTGTATTTGCGGCCTCTAAGAGGTATGAGGCAGGATTGAAAGAGATCGCAGAAGCCGAGAAAATGGGCGCGTTGAGCGCGAATGTTGCTTCCCAAGCTAGAGATAGGTTAGCGCAAACCACAATTGGTGTGGCGACCGCCACAAAAAAAGCAGAGGTAAGCACTAGAGGCTTCGCCATGGGTATGAAGGGCGCTACAGGCGGGATGCGCGGCCTTGCAATGCAGGGTTCTCAGGTCATTGATATGGGTATCGCCACAGGCCAATGGGGTCGTGCGTTCTTTATGCAGATGTCGGACATTGCCATGCTTCTAGGCGGTCCTATGACCATCGCGGCTGGTGCTGCAATTGGTGTCTTGGGTACGTTGGGTTTAAGCTTTCTAAAGGCGGGAGATGGGTCGAAAAGCCTTGAGGAGGGGATTGATGATCTTTCCCGTGCAGTTTCAGACTATTCCCGATTCTCAGACGTGGCGAGCGCCAAGACTACAGATTTATATTCTCAATTTGGCATACTGGCTGACGAAACAAGTGAGGCGGCGAAGGTTCTTGCCGCGTGGGCGCGCGTTGATGCTATGCGTGAAATGGATCGCACCCTTAATGAAATAACAGAATCGTTTGGTGGCCTTAGTCGTTCTCAAAAGGTTGTTTTGGATACGTCACGAGGCTTTTGGGATAGTCTTTTTGATAAAGACCCTGTTGGATACATTACAGAAATTGAAAACACCTTCCTCACGCTGCGTGATGAATTGAACTTAACAGACGAGCAGGCGCGCGGGGTAGTCCTTTCGCTTGAGAGCCTCTCAAAAGCTGATGGCATAGAGGAGCAGGCGGCGGCGGCGGTCGCGCTAAACTCGGCTTTCATAGAGGCGTTTGGGTCTATCGAAGCCATACCGCCAGAATTGCAAGATATTGCGCGCAATGCTTCATTGGCCGCTTTAAACGCAGGTGAGTTGGGTAAAGCTGCGGATCAGGTTGATTTTAGCGCAGCGGCGGCGAGCGCCGGAAGGGTCGCGGATGAACTTAGCCGAGCGTTAGGCAATATGATTTTTC